ATCTAACGGATTTAAAACAAAATTAGCTAACGCCATTACCGCCCCACCAATACTGGATAAAACAGGTTTTAAAATGCTGTTCCAAAACCCCGCAATGGCGTTGATTGTACCGCCAACCACGTTTTTTATGTTGGTCCACGCTTCATTAACAAACTTTCTAAAGTCCTCATTATTTTGATAAAGTAGCGTTAGTGCAACGATTATGGCCCCAATAGCCGCCAAAATAGGATGAGACATCAAAACACTCAAACCATTTGAAAGTTTAGCAACTGCTCCCGTTATACCGGATAACACCGATGTCACCGGTCCAATTGCCGCTAAAACACCCGCTATCGTCAATATAATATCTCTCTCACTATCATCGAGTCCGTTCCAGCCTTCAGTTAAGCCTTTAACAACAGGAATGATGTTATTGACAGCCGTTTGAATGGATGGCATTAGTGTTTCTGCTATATCGTGTCCCAAAGACATCAAGCTATTCAAAACTGTTTGCCATTGATCAGCAGGATCAAGAGTTGCATCAAAGGTATTACTTACAGAACCCAGCGAATCATTAAGTGCCTTACTGGAATTAGTAAACATATCAGCCGATAATGTACCGTTTTTGAAGGCTGAATACAGTTGTGGACCCGCCTTAGCTCCAAAAACTGATATAGCTCCCTTAGATGAAGATAATGCCTTTTTAAAGGCTTCTTGCATACTAATGCCTTCACTCATAGCTGAAGCTTGTACCTTTTTCAATCCTTGCATAGCGGTGGACACATCTACTCCGGACTTTTCAAGATTACCCAAAAGTTTGGCGGAAGAAGCTGCATTCAGACCCATACCTCTTAATGCCGTAGCATTTGTTATCATATGCTGTTCAAGAACGTCCATACTAATCCCGGTATCTTGGCCAACTTTATTTAAAGTATCTAGCATAGCTCCTGTATCTTTTGAAGATACACCAAAAGCCGACATTGTTTTTTGAACTTTATCAATAGATGAATTAACATCAACACCATTTATTTTTGCAAATTTAAGGAATTGTGTTGAAACACCCTCTAGCTGTTTCCCTGTTAAACCAAATCTGGTATTTACTTCACCGATAGCTGTTCCTGCCTCTTTAAAGGAAGCAGGCATAGTAGTTGCGATATTTCTAACAGACTCTTGCATATTATGCAACGCGTTGCCCGTTGCTCCCGTTTTCTTCACAACAATATCAAGTCCATCATCAACTTGTTTCCATGAAGCCATTGCAGCCGTAGCAAGCCCGGCAATGGGAACTGTCAAACTTTTTGTCATCGCTTCGCCAACAGGCTTTAAAGAATTACTAATTCTGCCCATTGCATTACCGAACGACCCTAAAAAAGATTTGCCTGATTGCTTGCCAGCACTAGCGCCGGCTTTTGCTGTTTCTTTCCCCAATGCTTCGGAGATTGCATTACCAATACCATCGGTCGTCGGTATTAATCTCACATATGCACTTGCTAGCTCAATACCGTTTGCCACTATGCACCTCCATATCTAGACCTATTAAAGTCACTTGCAGAATTGTATTGTCTGCAAGTATCTCGTTTTTCTTCTTTACTTTCGTTACCCAAAACGATATTAACCATTTTTTGGGGCATATCTTTTTTCCCATCTCCCACTAGTAAATATTCAATTTCAGTTAGCCGATCATGTATACTTGGCAGTAGTAAGTAATTAGGAAATTCACAGATTCCTTGCATTTTTTTATAAACTCTTGAATTAGCCCCTAAACCGAAAACTAAAATTGCCACTTTTGAAGGTGGCAATTTTTTATAATCAAAAAGGTGATAAGTCTCTGCTAGATCACAGAATAACTCATCACCATATTTGCTTACTATTTCGGCTAGGGCAATTAGTTTTTTCCATTTGAAATGGATGTCATTAAACTGGATAGTTCCTCACTCATTAAAGTTGCATGAACAACACCATCATCAGATAAAGAACGTACATGCTCTTTAAAAGCTCCATACCCATCTTCCCCCAATAGAATTTTCATAGCTGAAATCAATGCGCTTGGTTTTCCTTTATCTGCTTCACCCAATAATTCAAGCAATTCCCAGTTATCCATCACATTATCTTTCACTTCAATTTCAAATCCTGTTTTTGTCTTACCTTTCATATCTCAACCTCCTATGCAGCCGGCACTTGGTAATAATCATAAGATGTATTACCTTTATCATCCAACATTGCTTTTAATGTGACATCATATCCAATTGCAGAATCTTTTTTATAATCCAAATCACCCAATTCTGTAATTTTGGCGTTTGGAATCACAATACGTGACAATGTACCGTCAAGCATTACTGTATCAATCACCCAAGTGTTGGCTTTAGGTTCAGAGGCATTGTGTTTAACTGTCATCTTAGATGATGCGGCTGCAAGTTTACCTTCCACATTCGTATCACCATAAACCGCTTTCTGAACTATATCATTTAAAGCCTCAATCATCTTAAACTTGAACGTTTCGCTATATTCGGTCTGAACAGTGGCCACAACGCCGCCTCCCCATTCTTTTACGTCATTAGAACTTCTAGCTTGTGATCGCGTAACCCCCTCTTCCGAAATGTATCCTACACCTTTAAAAGCTACATTTAATGCTGTGCTTGCATCTGTAGGTAGCGCTGTACCAACTGGCGCGTAATAAATTGCCCCTGTAATTTTTGGACTACTAGTAGATACATTTTTAGCGCTGTTTGTATTTGTTTCTGCCATTTTATTCCTCCATAAATTGTCTTGTCACAACAGAAAAAACCGCTTGATAGCGGTACTCTTTTGTTGCCGTATTTGTGAAATTGTAATCATTGATAAGTCGTATAGAAGATAATTCCGTTACACCGGCATATATCATTATTTTCTTTACTCTTTCATTGAGTTTCGCCGCCTTAAGCAATGATTTAGCGTGTGATTTAATTGCAATCGTTGAAGTAGTTATCCAATCTTTACTGGATGAACCTGTTTTTTCGATGATCACATATTCTTCTGGAACGATTTTCGGTCGCTCCATATACGCTTTAATACCTTCTTTATTTAGAAGTTTAATGATTTCCGTTTCAACCATATATCACCCCTGTGTACTTTTTAGAAGCGTGTTGTTTTCCAGGTTATCTTTTTTAGCCTTATCACAATCAGCCTTTATAAGGGCCGTAACACGACCGTCCTTTGACGAATGCATGATCTTATATCCATATCCATCACCGGCTCGTGCTACTTGTCTACGTGCAAGTTCTTCAATGTAGCTTTGTATTGCAGGGCACTTTAATAATTCTCCGACACCTGCTTCATTAAGCTCTAAGCGTTCAAGCTTGCCATTACTCATAACGTTCGACATAGTACTTATCATTCCAATCTAACGGCATCATTTTTTCAATACCATTTTGAGGTAATGAGAAAACACGCCAACGATAGCCGAAAAACTCGACAATTGCATCAGTCCAAACATGATCATCGCCCTTTGGAATAGCTATTTGATATTGTGCTTTTTTACCATATAAGTTTGTAACCTCAAGATTTTCTTGCGAGTCAACCGGTGCAACAAGAACATTATCAACTTCAATTGAAACACCTTCAATATAGATTGGAGCGTTAAACTCATCTGCTCCCGATTGTATTTTGGGAATGATTTTTACAACGATACCCTTAATAGATGCCATAGATATCTACCATTCCAAAACGTTGACGTGTTAGTCCTAATCGCTTCAAATCTTTTTTAAGAATAGACATACCACCACCAGTATTTACATACGTCCCAGACCATGTATAACCTAGTGCTGATTTCGATTCTTGCGATAAGGTGCTTGCGTTATCCGAAGATAATTGTTCTAAATATCGCGAAATAATATCCACAACAACAGATTTAACTACATTAGGTAGTACATCCCCTTCAGTAATCATTTTATCTAGATCTTTCCCGACTCTCTTTGCTTCTTGTCGCAAGGAATCTGCTACAACAGGAAGTAACGCTTCAACTTGTTCCTGCTCTGCATGTGATAAAGATTTCCAAAGACTATTCACATCATTTACGCTTGCTAAATTTGCCATTTTTTTTCACCTTCTTTTCCTGCTTATTAGTCACAGATGCTGGTGAAGGAGACGGTTTTTCAACCATCTCCCATACATCACTGGTTATAACAGATGAAACATCAATCACGTGACCGTTTTTAACGTTTCTATACTGCATGATTATTCCTTAACAATCTTCTTGAACGAAGCTGTGTCAAGGATGCCCCAGCCAATATATGCTTCAGCACGTAATACGATTTGGTTATTACGCTTTAAATCACCTTGCCCATCTGGATCACCATATTCAATTATTTCACATGGAACATTTTCAGCATAACCCCACTTAAATGCATTTTGGAAGTCTCCCACAATAGCTAGGTCTTTAGTTGTGCCAAAAGATACTGTGTTATTTACATCAGAACCCATACCATAGAAAGCTTCAGGATTTTGACCGAAACGGAATTCAGGATATTGCACTACACCATTAACTTTAATCTTAGATAAGGACGCACTAAATGTTGGAGCCATCGCAATTCCTGTCACAACGCCATCTTCACCTGTAATTGCTTGTACAGCAGTATCAATATCATCATCTTCTTTGCCCGCTGTAGTTGTTACAGAATCAATAGTTGCCATATCAAAGTTCTTTGTAGCTAAAGACGTAACTGCTGTCTTTGTCGCAGGATTAACGCCATGAAATGCGCCAATATCTAATGCACGTGCGATCTTAACTGAAAAGCCATCCGCAAAAGCTTGTAGATATGGAAGTTGTTGTTCTTCAGACATGTGAATGAATTCATCTGTTAAACGATGCTGATAGACAAATTTAACAGGTACAATCGTTACTGGTTTAAATTCTGCCCCGCCAGCAGGTTTCTGTTCACCTTCACCAACGATAGATGCTTCTCCGTCCATTGTAAATGTCATTTCAGTCATCCCAGAAAACGGAATTGGTGTTTGCCCAGATAATTTAGCTAAGGAAGAATGTCCTTTTGCTTTGCTGAATACTTCTTTTACCAATTCAGCTGGAAATAAGTTTGTTGATTTTGTAATAGTTGCCATATTTTTTATTCTCCTTTAAGTGATTTTGCTAACGCTCTTACTGCGTTGTTTTTTCCGCCACTTTGATTTCCTTCCGGATCTGCCAGTGGTGCTTTTGGCTTGTTGTTTCCAATCAATTTCACAAGCGTTTCTGCATCCTTTCGGATATCTTCTTCCGTCTCTCCCGAAAGCCTACTTGCCATCTCATAAGGTAGTCCTGTCTCGTGAGCAATTCGCGTTTTTACCGAGGCGGTCTCGTAACTCTTGATTTTGGAATCCCTATCCGCAAGCTGTTTATCGTAATCTGCATACTTCTTGGCCTTTGTTTCTGCGTCTTTAGAAAGTGTTGAAATCTGCGTATCGTAATCTTTTTTGATTTGTTCTAAATCCGCAGGGCTCGTATATCCCTCATATTTTTTAGTTACTGAACTACGCTCTCTTTCTAGTCTGTCTTTCATTACCGAATCAAACTGTTCTTGCGTTGTGATTGGTGTAAATACTTCTGCCATTTAATTAAGTCTCCTTTCCCTCTTCAATCCGTGAGGTATACGTATTTTTAAAACTATCTAAAAAGGCGACTATTTTTAGCCGCCCTAATAGAACACCTTTTGTTTTCTGCGTTCTTTTGTCTTTTTACATGACCAAAACGCAAAAATCATCGATTCCATCAAAGATACATCAACTGTTTCTTTAATGGATTTAAAACCAAAACCGCCATTACTACCAATAGCACGTCTTTGAACATTACAAACTGATTGAAGCAACGATGGTTGCCCTTTGTGGCATATCATTTTTTGATCTAGGCATTGTTGGAATAGCGCGTTTGCTTCAATAACTTCTCCAACTTTAGGAAAGATCGGTTCTTTCTTAATTCCGGCGTCTTTCATGGCATCTGCCAGTAGCTTTTGACCACCCGCTCCATCTATTACTACATTTTGTAGTTCTGCTTGCTTTAAGAAACGAGTCAACCATCCTAAGCCATTACGTTGCGGCTGACAATCTATACTTTCAACAAAAATTAAATCATTCGTTGTTTTAACCGCAATACTTAATGCAACATTTTTTCCATCTGCACCAAAGCGTATGCCTGCATATAACTTACCTTTGAACTTAGGTAACTTATCAACCTGTAATTCCTTCCATTGTGATTCGCTGATGTCTGATTTCAGATTTAACTTAGTCCAGTATCCTAAACGCTGAATGTTGAAGTCCAATTCATCTTCCCCAATTTCATCACGTATTTTACGTTCAGTTAAAATTGTACCCAGTGACGGATTTGTCTCATACCAAGCCTCTACATCATTGACATCTGTCATGCTTTCGACTGACCATTCTGCCCAACCTGTATTGCTGGTCTTACCTGCCAATGTATTCTCCCTCATGTGCGTAAATACTGTACCCGAGGATACCATTGTAGGTGGTGTACCGCAGAATATTGTCTGTGGATTTGGAGATGAAGAAACAACGTACTTCAATGTAGTCTCTTGATCGTTCTGATATTCCTGTGCCTCGTCAATGATAAGTAGATCATATCCTTCACCAAGTCCACCCTTAGATGTTCTTGTTCTGAACGACGCAAGTCCACCACCTTCTATCATCTCGATTTTTTCCAATCCATATTGACGAGTTACTATGAAATCTTCTTTTTCTTTGTATCCAGCTTTAGCCATAATGTCATATAGACGGCTAAAAGCTGAACTAGACGTCGGAGTTCTGTGCGCTGTATGTAGGATACGTTCCCCTTTAATTAAGCCATAAATCTCTCGTATGGTAATAACTTCGTTCTTGCCATTTCTTCGTGATACAGCATATCCAAACTTTGAATGTACCCACAGTTCATCATCATCATCATAGGAAAGTAAGTCATAGATTAATAACTTCTGCCAGTCCTGTGCTTTACGTTTTGATTTTTCGTATAGTGCGATTGCTTCTTCTCCATATGTCTTTTCATATGGCAAAATAATGGATTGAGTTGGTGTTTGGCGACCTAATCTTTTAGGTTCTGCCATAACTCCTCCTTATCCATTTTCTATCTTCTTTGGTGGTCTGAATACTTTTCTCATTATTTATCCTCCAAAATAATATAAGACTTTTATATACATTGACTTTCTCTAAAAATCAATTACACTAAAGGTGATGATGGGTCCTGCTCCGGTTGGAGGGGGCCCATCTTTTTATGTTATTTATTGTTTCGACAAAGAATAGAAATAACAGATCGGGGCCGTTTAATAATTACACTGTTGTAATTTAATATAAATAAAAACATCGTAGGACTTACGATGTTCAATAGTTTTATTTAAACTTCAGGCACCATGCCTT